TACAAGGCTATGTGCTGATAGCAACTACAAATGGGGGGTGAGTAGTGCTAAAGCAGACGTTGCACTCAGACAACCTGGCACAACGAAAGCATAGACCCATACATAGGCACAAGTTGTGACATTTGTCACATGATAGTGACAAGTGCCACATGGTGAGACATTTGTCACATGGTGAGACATTTGTCACACTAGGCACCTCGTACTGGACGTCGCACCGTTTGCGACGCAAACCGGTCCAACCAGGACGCAGGGAGCAGAGATGCCCCTCACACTAGGCTGGGTATGGCAGGGCAGATTTCTCAGCCGGATTTCGGGCAAAGAAGAAAGCCCCCCACCCTTGCGGGCGGGGGGCAATCTCCCTGGGGGGGGTCAGAGGCTCTTGGAGAGAGCCACGACCAACGCTACCAGTTGCTGCTGAGCAACTGTCCGCTGATCGGCGGGTGTGGTCACCAATGCCAACTGGCAGGCTGCGAGTTGGCTGGTGGCACGCTCTGTGGCTATCCGCACTTCACGCTGTGCGGGGGTCTCTCCGTTGTTGGATTGACCCTCGGTCAGCCGTGCCCACGCTGCGTTCTGGTCTTGTGCCCCTGCGAGCAACGCCCTCAGAACGTCCGCGGACTTCTTGGAAGCCAAGAGCCGGTTCCAAACCGTCTGCCCCGCTTTCGCGGAGCCGACCGCCGGAAGGCTGAAGAAGAGTCCCCAAACGATGAGGATTCCCTCCCAGCCCGCGGGTAGCGTGTTGGCGGTGTACGCCTTAGCGATGACGTCCCCGATTTCCCTGCGGATTTCGGTCTCCTTGAGAGCCGCAATAGCGGGGGCGGAGGGACGCAAGTCGTCCCACGCTGCTTTCGCGGTTGCCTTGGAGTTGGACGCTGTGGCATCTGCCAAGAGCGTTTGCCTGACTGTGTCTAACACCGACATGTTGTCTCCTTGTCGTAATGCCGGCGCTTGTCGCCGGTCATGCCATCGTTATGGGGGCGACCGGAAAGCGTCCTCGGTAGGGCCCAGCCCCCAATGATCACCCCACTACGCAATAGCCCTATTCTAAATGGGGGGTTACCCGTGGGTAACTGGGCACCTGGGTATAGGGTAATATAGACCTATACACAAGAAGGTTAACACATGCCCTACTTCTCTAACCATTACAGATATTACGGGTACTCTAGCGGTGAAAGACGACCTGACGCAAGTCTTACTGTCAAGCACAACCCAGATAAAACAACAACTCTTATTCGTGAATCCGGTGCTCGCCCTCTTGGGCATAATGGCGATATTCCCCAGCTTTTTACGATGGAAGAAAACGCTAAAGCTCTTGCGCAAGTTAGAAAACTTCGTAAAAAACGGAAGTACCGCAGTGGCGTGCCATTCTCAGAATCAGGACTGACGTACGACCATAAGAGCGGCACATTCCGCGTCGCCAAAGAAGACGACCAATTGCAGTTGTTTGCCCATGATCCCCCGAAACCTTCACAGGTTGAAATGCTAGTTTCCCGAGACAATATGGGAGCCAGAATAACCGCAATGACATTGCTGGGGCTAGCCGACATGGATGCACGGGCACGAACGGGGCACCCATTGCAAACTTCATCGGACTTGTCCCCCCACAGTTTGCGTCTTGTACGACATCTGCGAGACCGTGGAGCCGTGAGCAACACGGATGTTCCGAGTACCAGCACTAACACGATAGGTTTTGAGTTTGCTGAAGCAACCCTTGACGAGGCAGGAAATAATCTTAAGGACATACAACGCCCCGGTTCTGGATACACAGATAGATCCCCCGACGCCCGTAGTGCCCGTGAGCACATTATATCAATGCGTCGCCCCGCTAAGGAAACGCCTAAGCCGCAACCTACGCAGACCGAGCAACCTACATTGTGGGAGGGTTTAGGTATTCAACACCTTAATCGTACCCAATTCCAAATTTAATAAGTAAAGCCGCCCAACCGACAAGTGGGCTATAATAGACCTATTCCATATAGATAAGACTGAAATATAGTTGGGGTAAAAATTTGCCGGTTGACTGAGGAGGTAAACCGTGGTTGACTTGCTGAGGAATAGTAAAGAAACCTTTGTTGATGCTGATGACTTTGGGAGGTCATTTGATCCTAAAAGGACTTTCCGTCTTGCTGACCCTGAAGCTCATATACGTAGACTATCCGCATTTACCGCTGGTGTGGGGGATGTTGCTTCTACCCACCCAGTATTTAGTGACAAACAAATGTTTATTTCTCCAACTGATCCTAGGGAGCTATGGAATAGGTCTATTTACGCACCTAGCAATAGAGTAGACTTTGACGAACATGATGAAGGGCTAATCCACACAAGAGGTCACCTACATGAGGCTGCGAGGGCCTCTATTTACTCTCCCTTGCGCGACCCCAGATCAACTATTGGGGGGTCGGGGATTGTTGATGCCGCTGGCGATGCTGCCTTTTGGCACTTAAGGACTACTAGAAAGCCATACAGCCATACTATAGACATCATACCTGGAGAGCCTGGGTTGAGAAACGAGCATGCTGGGAATACCGCAAAACTTATTGGTGTTGTTCAGGAGGAGGACCTTGCGCGGAGCAAAGCCCAAAATAAGGAGTATCTCACGGGGAGAGGTCCAAATTATCAAAATACGGGGTTATCGACCTTTGATATTTATCAAAAAGAAGACGTAGACTGGCAAGCATTTGGGGATGACACACAGAGTAATAACTTTAGAGAGGCCATGGGCGATTTAAGACATAGAGTACGGGGGGTTCTGCGCGACCCCAGTTCTCCAAGAGTTCGTCAAATAATGGAACATGCATTAGCAAACCCTATGCCTATGCCAAAGATGAGAGGTAACTACCCAGAGATGTTTAGTCCACAATTCCTTAAAATAATACAGAAACCTCGTCCAGGAGGAGAATCTTGGCTAGCTGATGGTGATGCTGGTTCACCAGCGGAAATAACGCGTCTATACGGTCATACACAACATACACAAGACGTAATTGACTTGAAAACCGGTACTTGGGCCAAAATCCACCCAGACGAATACTTCCCAACGTGATGCTATCCTGGGATTTAAAGAGAATGGCATAACATGGTCAACATAAATAATTCTTCTCAAAGAGACCTATTAAGAAACCAAGACTTTCTTCAACCTGACATAAATACTGGGAGAATGGTCCGTTCGGGTAATCCTGAGGTGCACATCAATAGGTTGCATCACTTTGCTGCTGGTCTGGGGGCTCATACGCACGAGAGTGGGCCCAACCTCCACATAGCGGAAAATCGCCCAGGGTATAGTAGTAAAGTTTTAGTAAATAATTACTTAGACCCCCGCAAACGTTACGATCCCCTCATACAGAACTTTGCGTTTGATAGGCATGATGAGGGGCTAACAACCCCACGCGGGGTTATGATGGCGTCTCAAGCAACCTATCGTGACTCGTTGAGAGACCAAGGGAGAGACCAAGGCGTTGATTATTCTGGCTCCCATATTGCTAAGTTTGATTCAGACAAAGGATATAATGAACTGACGCATCGGATGCCCTATCAAGAATTAGTGACTAGCGCGCCACAGCATCGTACACGAGGCCAAAACCCCAGCGTACCAATGCGTGGGGAATTGTATAAAGCTGTGAATAGGGGAAGTATCCTACCATTCAACTTACTAAAGGAGACATGGGGAGATAATATACCCAGGTGGCGTGGGGTTGAAACCGAGGAAACCACGGAGGATGTTGGGAGTCACCCTAGTCGTCGTGACGCGCTAAACTCTATTGAGAGCAGATTTAGGAGCATCAATTTTCAAAATCGTGAGGATGTCCGACCTCAAACTCCTGAAAATCGTGAAAGACTACAGTATGCGCTTGATAATCCAAATGAAGAAAGCCTAAGATTTTTTCGTAGAACGTCTCCCAACATGCTTGGTCCACAGTTTGTGAATGTCTGGCATATGGATGAGAGTGGTCGCAGGTATGAAGATATGCTCGATTTACAAACCGGTAACTGGGCTAAACTTGATCCAGAAGAGTACTTCCCATTTTCCAGAGAATAGCCGTTTCTAAATAAAAGGAAAATTAAATATGAACACAACGTTTAACGACGACGAAAGTGACGACGAGCCAGACGAATCTACTCCTCAGGAGGTGCGAAGGCGTAACCACCCGAGCATGAGCGGGCGTAAGAAGCTTTCTCCGCTAAATCCTAGACAGTTTTACGCTCAGAGTATGCATTTTACGATGGTTAAAGACCTAACATCAGATGATGGGGAACGTACCGAGAGAGAATACGCTATAGGTGAGGACGATTTAGATAAACCGTCGGTTTCAACACACATTTATACCACCTATCCAGGGTCATCAGACTGGCAAATTAACGTAATTGGCCCTAACGGTACAGAGTACCACCGCCATAACAGTGTTTCATCACGCAAAAGAGCCGAAATGGTCGAGCGCGGCATGGTAAGTCGGCTAGCTGGACCCACTGGAGACCCCAAAAAGACAGCAGTTAGACAGTATGATGACGTTCAAGAGGGTATAAAGGCCCTTGAACAGGCAGCAAACGAAGAAAAATAGTGTAAATTAGGTATTTTAGGCTAAAATTAACAAAAAAGACAACAATTAGGCATGTCTATAGGGATCGGCATAACAACAAGGAACAGACCAGAATGTCTGGAAGCATGTCTACGTCACTTTACCGAATTTGGTCATGGTGACAAAGTTGTTGTTATAGATGATAACAGTGAATTATGGCAAGTTAATAAAATTGTTGCTGAATCCTTTAATATTAACGTTATATACAAATATAGCACTTCACGATTAGGTGTATCAAAGGCAAAAAATGCATGCCTATGGGAACTCCGCGACTACGACCATGTATTCCTGTTTGATGATGACACCTGGCCACAGTGTTATAACTGGGCTGAAACGTGGATCAACATAAATGAGGTAAATGGTGTTGGGCACTCTATGTTTAATGTCACTGCTGCAGAACTACTGGACTTAAACCCAGCATTTAGGGCAGTTGTTCAGCCAATTGCTTCAATTGGGGATAACGAAACGAAGATGGTTTCATTTTCTAACTGTTTTGGCGTAATGCTCTACTTCAATAGAAAATGTATAGATGCCCTGGGTGGTTACCCCAATGATGCCCCCCACCTGTATGGTTATGAGCATGCTCAGATTAGTAAAAGGGCAAATATGGCTGGATTTACACGGGGACACCAGTATCTCACTCCAGCAATAGCAAGTAATTTGATTTACAGCATTGACATCACATATTGCATGCTAAAAATCCTACCATTTTTTGATACTAGATGGATAGGGAACTTCCGCTCATCGGTAACATTGGAAGAATCATCTCAAGCAGGCAAAAACTCTGCCATAATGGACATTAGAGAAATATACTCCCCACTAGTACCACCATTAGGGTAATGATAAACATGTTTGAAATGACCATGCTCGTACCATCACGTGGACGGCCACAAAATATAATTCGTCTAATGGACGCTTGGAATACAACAACCACACGCAATACACGCCTTCTAGTATTGGTTGATAACGACGATCCCAAGCTGGACGAGTACCTCGCTATTCCAAATATTGACATACAGGTTGGCCCACGTCTAAGAATTGGGGGTACCCTTAATGCTGTCGCCCCAATTGAAGCAGAAAACTGCTTTGCTATTGGATTCCTGGGAGACGACCACTTGCCACGCACTAAGGGATGGGATGATCGGTTCCTTACAACGTTGGAAAAGGCTGGAGTAGGCATCACCTGGGGCAATGACCTTTACCACGGCGCAAACTTACCAACTGCGGTAGCCATGACTTCAAATATTGTCAGTACTCTTGGTTACTTTGTTATGCCGGGAGGGATACACCTATTTCTAGATAACTTCTGGCTAGCAATAGGTCGTGGGCTAGACAGCGCGCACTACCTAGATGATGTTGTTATTGAGCACATCCACCCATTTTTTGGAAAAGCAGCACACGATACAACTTACACTGAAGCAAATGACTTAAAAGTGTCCAATGCCGATGAACTGACTTTTAACAACTATGTTGCTACCCAATTACAAGCTGATCTGCAGAAATTGAGAACCTTAAAATGAGAGAAGATAGGTTTTTCCCGTTAGGCACTATCCCAGAGTATTGTACTGCCGAGTGGTATTTAGACCGCGAGATCGCACCACATGTTGACCAAGAAATGCACCGACCTCGCTTAAACACCGCGGCACAATTTGTAATGACCGTATGGTCACCAGAGCTGACTGTTGTTGACCTAGGTTCTGGTGATGGTGGGCTCTTATCACTTCTAACAGAAGTCCCCAAAGCTCAAAAATGGGGGTATGACCTACAACCATCAAATGTGGCTGGAGCAGTAAATCGAGATCAGGATGTTCGCTACGGTAGTGTATTCGATCCTATTGATTGGGCGGATATCGCTATTGCCACAGAGATGATTGAACATCTAGCAGGACCACACCAGTTTGTAAATATGGTTAGTCAGAAGAGCAAATACCTAATTGCTAGTTCTCCTTGGACAGAAAGTGTCAACAACCACTACGAATATCATGCTTGGGCATGGGATGTAGAAGGATACGCTCGTATGCTTGAATCCAACGGGTGGAGAGTTGTACGGCACGAAACGCCTGGTAATTTCCAAGTAGCACTATGCGAATCGGTAAACGTATGAAAAAAGCTCTAATTACTGGATACGCCGGGTTTGTTGGACGGCATTTTGTTGAAAAACTTGAAGGTTCATATGATCTAACTTTAATTGACATTAAAGATGGAAACGATTGTAGAGATTTCTTTAAAGTAGACGACACCAAATTTAATTTAGTAATTCATTTGGCCGCAATTGTAGGTGGAAGAGCCACAATAGAAGGCAACCCGCTGAAGGTAGCAACTGACCTTGCTATTGACTCCGACATGTTTCAGTGGGCTCTACGCACACGCCCAGACAGAACGGTGTACTACTCTTCTTCAGCTGCCTACCCAACGGCATACCAAACCCATACTATGAAGTATGCTCTCCACGAAAATCACATTGATCTGGACTCTGTTATGTCACCGGATCTAACCTACGGATGGGCAAAGCTCACAGGAGAGACCTTGGCTAAATACGCCAGTAACGAAGGTCTTCGTGTTCATGTTTTCCGCCCGTTCTCTGGATACGGGGAAGACCAAGATCTGGATTACCCGTTCCCTTCATTTATTGCGCGAGGAAAGCGTAAAGATAACCCATTTGAAATTTGGGGTACTGGAGAACAGGTGCGGGATTTTATACATATTGATGATGTAGTTAACGCTACTTTAGAAGCAGTTAAGCAAGACATACAAGGCCCCGTCAATCTAGGGTGTGGGAGAGCAACAAGTTTTAATGAACTTGCTAGCTTGGTAGCAAAAGAAGCTGGGTACATACCAGCTATTACTCATATATTGGGCGCACCTGAAGGGGTGTCATACCGAGTATGCGATCCTTCAAAGCTTTTTACGTTCTATATCCCCAAGATATCCCTAGAAGAAGGCATACGACGAGCTATTCGTTCCTGAAAGCTGAAGTTTCAGCCGGATGGTGCGTCCGGTTGACGCAAGGTGTCTTATAAACACCCGTAGACGGGTTCAACTCCCGTATCCGGCACTGTTATAATTGATAACATGGTTGTTACTTACACTATCAGCACTCCAATGATGCACGATGCACGTAGCATTGCTATGCGCCGTGCTACGGCAGAGGGCTGGGGTAGAGTGTCAGTAACTAACGTAAAGCAAGTTGGCGCACAAGCTTACGAAGTTACTTTGATAGTTTCTAAGTACTCATGAGCGACGAAAAGCAGTGTGATACCTCGACACAGTGTGTTTACTGTGGTGGTCAGCTGGTTCCAGAACATGCACACTATAAGTGTAAAGATTGTGGTAGACGTGACGCATGCTGTGAAGGAGTATATTGATTAAAAAGCTATTTGGAAGAGTCATAAGTGTCTCAAAATGGTCTTTAATAGTTTTATCAATATTCCCAGTTAGCTCTGCTAAAGCAGAACCAGTGACTTACACCGTAACAGGGGCTAACGATCTGTGGTTCACGTACACAGAACCTTCTGATTTCAAGGTACGTACTTATGCATGGCAGTACGGTATTGACTCGATGCTATGGCTATACGACGCGCAAGATAACCTAATTGCTCAAAACGACGACTTCTTTGGTTTGGATTCATGGATTGAAGTACCCGTACAACCAGGTACGTACAGGTTGCGTACTGGGGTATGCTGTGGAGATCCAAACAGGTGGTATGGTACTAGCTATACTGTAGAGCTAAACACCACCCCAACGAACACTCCTGAGACGACAACGACATGGCCGGAAACTACAACATCCACAACTTCAACGACGACGAGTACTACCACTGCCCCAACAACGACTGTGCCTGTCACGGAACCCCCGGTTACTACGAGCACCTCAACGTCTACGGAGGCCCCGACCACTACGGAAATGCCGACCACTACGGAAATACCGACGACCACGGAAATACCGACCACTACGGAAATACCGACAGCGCCCAGTATTCCCATTGTGATTCCCCCGACTCTCCCTTCTACTACCACTACTACCACTACAACAACGGTCGTCTCAACGTCTACGAGCACCTCCATACCGGAGTCAACCAGTTCGTCTACCAGCACGCCCACAACAACGACTGTGCCTGTGGAGAATGGCCCTCAGGTATCTGAGGAAGAGCTACTAAATCTCTCAGACGAGGAACTCACCGATCTAGTAGAATCTATAGAGATAAGTGAACTAACTGAGGAAGCAATTGCCGCTGTATTCAGCGAAGAAGTACTTAGCGAACTATCTGTAGACCAGGTAGAAGCACTAATTGACGCAATTGAGCCCGAAACATTGTCTGATGAACAAGCTTTAATACTGTCTGAGGCTTTAACTAACGCCCCAGATAGCGTAAAAGAAGAGTTTGAATCTGAAATAGATGTTTTTGGTGGCCAGTTTGACACATACGTACCCATTGGTTCTACGGTGTCCGTAGGCGCACGACGAGTAGTAGTTGCTGCTGCGGCAGCAAGTTTTGCAATGCCAACCCCCACTAGCTCAAGGAAAGTTAGATGATTAAGAAATTCTTTAAAGAAACGTCTTCGCTGTCATGGACATTGGGTGGAACAGCCCTAGTATTAATTACATTAAGTGGGCCCACAAAAGCAATAGGTTTATGGATATCCGGTGTATCATTAATTATCCACTTTCTCGGTGTCTTTTTTACAAAAGAAATGGAGTCTGAGGAATGAAAAAAGCTGTATTATTATTAGCAACATTACTGGCTCTATCGGCCTGTTCGGACAGATATAGGAACCCTGCAGATGACCCAAGAAACCAATCAACGACAGTTGTACCAGCCCCGTAAGCGCTTATCTCCAGAAGATCTAGAGGCACGAACCAGAGCGGTGGTTATTATGACACTTGCCGGAGTACTTCTATTCAGTGTATGCGCTTTACTATATTCATTAATCTTTGTGTATCAACCTGCGGAGCAGAGTCCAAATGATGCGGCATTTCTTAAAATACTTGAGCCTCTCATGTTTAGCATTGGCGGCGCCCTTACTGGCTTGGCTGCTGGGCGTGCTATGTCTTCTGGTAAAAAAGAGGATAGCGAGTAATGGAGCCGGTGTACATACCAATTGTGGTCGCTTTAATAGGTGGGCCCGTAATGTGGTTCCTCCATCGGTTTGATAAGCGAAACACCGAGCAGCACGGACAGAACATGAAGGTCTTAGAGAGAATAGAGCATAAGCAAGACCGCATGGACGGTAAGGTAGACCGCCTTGATGAGAAGGTAGATCGGTTAGACGGGCGGGTAACTAATCTAGAGGCAGTAAAAACACGAAAGAAAAGTGTATAATTATTAACACGGAGTCCGATTGGGGTGGGCTATCTGAGGATGGCCCACCCCACATTCTTAGGCTAAAATGGAACCATGACTAATACAGTTAACTATTCCGTATCTAAGGGCCTGCCGTGGGAGCGCTTAATCATAGTGCGTGATCAACGTACTCATAGAATTATTTTTCCTACATCAGCACGCGGCAGCATCAAGACAAGTACTACTGGCCGCAAAGAATTCAATGTAACCCTTACAGCAGAAGGTGGCATACTACTTGGATTAACCGAGGAAGACACCACAGGTCTACCGAACGGTAACTTAGAGTACGATGTTTTGGCAACTTATCCAAGAAAAGCTCCATATTCAGGAGCTAGCAAAGAGGTAACCAGACCTGTTGCTCGGGGTACAATTACTGTTACAGGGTTGGAGAATATTACTCCATTGGAGGATACGCAGGCTATGGAAATTAGGTTTAAACAGCGTGTGGACTTCCGTAGAACCTTTACCTGGAGGGACGGCGCAGGTGCAATTATTTCAGTGCAAGATGCCTTTATGCAGGCAAAAGACTCCTCTGGGACTACTGTACTTGACCTTCGATGGTATTCGTCTACACCGTCCGAAGCAACAGTTATTGGGTTAACTGGTAACAGACGTGGTTACCTGGCTCCCTCAACTGGGGCAACTCTAGAGATGCACGTATCTGATAAAAACACCATCTCAGCAGGTATCTACCCATTTGACATGTTCGTTCAAGACTCCGCAGGAGACTGGGACTGTTTGGCTTCCGGAACAGTCGTCGTTGAGGCTGCCGTATCAACGTACCCAACATGAGCACCGTAGAGGTAACAAAGTCACCAAACAAGTTTGTTACCGTTACAAAAACCCAAAACATATCGACAATCTCCCAACCGGTTGATCGAGTAGTTGAAATCCGTGATACAAACCAGATTGCTATTCCAATTTTTAATTACACCCATACACAAACTGCTGCGTCAGCAACGTGGGTTATACAACACCTACTTAATTATCTCCCAGCGGTAACCACGGTTACAACTGAAAAACAAGTCGTATTTGGGGATGTGCGCTATACTGGGGATAAGCAAATCACGGTATACTTTTCAGTTCCTTTTAGTGGATACGCCTATCTGTCCTAGGAGATCTCATGGCGACTAAGTTTTTAAATAACGTAGACCTCAGCCAGAACCAGCTGATTAACGCCAGGTTTGAAGTCATTGCCGGTCCTGGTGACCCATCAAGTGACAACTTCGAAGGTCGTCTGATTTACAACAGTACTGAAGATGTAATCAAGGTATACACCGGCAGTGCCTGGCGTAAGATGATTCACAACGTTTCTTCGGGTGGATCGTACTCGGGTTCGCTAAGTATCACCGAAGCTAACGGTACTGTAACCATCACCCCCAACCTAGCTACGCAAAGCGTTGCTGGTGTTATGTCTGCAAGTGACAAAACCAAGCTAGATGGTATTGAGGCTGGGGCAACCGCGGACCTCACCGCTTCAGAGATCCTAACCCTGCTACTTACAGTTGACGGAGCCAGCAGCGCTCTTGACGCCGATCTTCTTGATGGTAGCCACGGATCACATTATCTAGATCGTACCAATCACACTGGAACTCAAGCGGCTTCCACTATTTCTGACCTGGCTACCACGGTCAAGGCGTACCGTCTTGATGAGTTTGCAGCACCAACAAGCCCTGTTGCCTTTAACAACCAAAAGATTACTGGACTTGGTACACCAGCTGCCGACACTGATGCTGCTACTAAGGGGTATGTAGACGCAGCCCGATCTGGTTTAGACGTTAAGCAATCGGTTCGCGCGGCGACTACAGCATCTGTAACTCTGGCCAGTGATCTTGAGGCTGGGGATACCCTTGATGGTATAACTCTTGTTGCTGGTGACCGTATTTTGGTAAAAGACCAGAGTACGGCTTCAGAAAACGGCATCTACACGGTTAACGCTTCGGGTGCTCCAACTAGAGCGACCGATGCGGATAGCGATGCGGAAGTTACGGCTGGCATGTTCACCTTCGTTGAAGAAGGTACCGTAAACGCAGACTCCGGCTGGGTACTCACTACTAACAACCCAATTACTGTCGGTTCAACCAACTTGGCGTTTGCCCAGTTCTCTGGTGCTGGCCAGGTAGTTGCTGGTGACGGACTTACTAAGTCCGGTAACACACTAAACGTAGGTGCTGGAACTGGTATCACGGTAAACGCCGACACCGTTCAAATTTCAGCAGCTTATTCTGGTCAAGCAACCATTACAACCCTAGGAACCATCACCTCTGGTACATGGAATGGTACTGACATTGCCGTAGCTGACGGTGGTACTGGGGCTTCGACTGCAGCTGATGCACGTTTTAACCTTGGAGCAACAGTTTCAAGTGCTAGCGTTTCTCTAGCTCAAAAGTACACCACTACAATTGGTAATACCAACGCTACTGATTTTACGGTTACCCATAGCCTAAACACCCGAGATGTAGCCGTAACTGTCAGGGAAGTTGCGTCGCCTTACGCGGTAGTTTACGCTGACGTAGAATGCGCGACTGTAAACGCCATTACGGTTAAGTTTGCAAGCGCCCTAACTAGCACTCAATACCAGGTAACAGTCGTAGGCTAATACACAAAAGGCAACAACAGATGGCTAACTTTCTAAAGTCCCTCTTTGTTAAGGGGGTTGAAATTGATACAGCTGGTGCAGCCAATGGTAACGTTCTTTCGTATAACGGTACTAAGTTTGTTCCTGCTACACCAGGTTCAGGATCGTTAGCCCTCGATGACCTTTCTGACGTAACGGTATCTTCTCCCAACTCTGGTGAGTTTCTTAAGTACAATGGTTCTGCATGGGTAAATGACCCCATTGACCTTGGAACCGACACAACAGGTAACTACATGTCTGGGGTGTCAGCAGGTACAGGCATTAGTGTGACCCATACCCCCGGTGAAGGCTCAACTGCTACTATTGCTGTTGATTCTACTTACACGGGGTTTGTTCCTACTGGAACTGTGGTGCAGTACGCAGGCCTTTCTGCACCTTCTGGATGGTTGATTTGTGATGGCACGGCCGTATCTAGAACAACATATTCAAACCTGTGGATCGCATTGGGGGAAACCTCTTCCGTGTGGGGGCAAGGAAACGGGAGCACGACCTTCAATCTGCCCGACATGACCTCCAGACTCCCATATGGTGGGAACTCAGGAGCAGTATCACCAACTGTCACGACAATAACAGCCAACACTGATCATAGTCACAATGCTAATTCTGGGTGGGAGAATTCTAACCACTCTCATACGATTAGCGCGAGTTCAGGCAACAACTCCACTAACCACAACCACTCAATCACATCTAACGCGGGCAACGTAAACGCTGATCATTCCCACAACTGGGGTAACAACACGGGTAATGTGAGTAACGGCCATACTCACAACTACACTGGTAATGCTGGCGCTACTAAAACTACAGCTGACATCAACCAAAACCACTACCACTACGTCGGTGGAACCACGTCAGGGATTAGTACTAACCACCAACATCCAATTACCTCAAACGCTGGTAACCAGTCGCAGAACCACAATCACATTATTGGTGCCACGGCTGGTATCCAGACGGGGAACCACGACCATACGATTACTATAGCATCGACAAGTTCAATGACACATTCACACACCTTGACGGCAACTCAATTCATCTACATCATTAAGGCATGATTATGGACAGAAAAGTAGAACGGCTTAGAGATCATCCAGTACATCGAGGAGGAGTAGGCTTCTATCACAAAGACTTATCTACAACGTCGACTGGATTCTTTGCTTTATCTGGAGCAAGACTAAACCCAGAGGTAGCTGTTGACCCAAGTGGTGTATGGGTTCGTTGCGATAGTGCATCGTATGGTCCGTACGGCTATCATCGTTGGGATGCGGAGTTAGAAATCTGCAACTGTGGACGTACAGATGAACCAGATCCATCGTTTGGACATCACGAGATCGTACTAGCGAATATCAACTTCGTATTTTCTGTGATAAGTGCAGTCCCCCACGGTTATGTACTCTACTTCGAACTAAAGAACGAGGTAGATGAAGAAACGTGTATTAGGCAGAGACATTCAGATTGTGCTAGATCTTTGCAAGAAATCTTTAGACTAATGCTTGAGTGGGACTACGCTTATACGGAGCTAAACAACAGAGAAGAAGTAGCAACATCTTGTCACGGGATCGTCGGGTACCTAGACATCCCAGAAGATATTAAGTCATGGCTATTGTCTGCTCTACCAGACGAGAAAGTGTCTAAGTTCATCAAGGGAGATCCTAACGCAACAACTCCAGCGGATAGAACGGAGGTACCTGATCTAGCTTCGGAGTTTAACGAGTGGGTGTGTGAGAAGATTCTACAGTCTAAGCCAATTGGAGGGTACAAGTGATCAAGTTTGAGTGGCCAGCAGGTCGTAGTGGTGGGATTCTAGTAGCAGACAATGCTCTAGACGAACAAGTATGTCGTGAGTTTCTTAATTACGCTTCTTCCGTGATTGACGTTATCGGACACCAAGGTAAGACAATAAGCGGTGTTAGACTAGATCACAAGAACTCAACAGACATGGTGATTTCACACATTTCGATCCAAGAAGAGCATCAAATGACTGTACAGCCTATGCTACGGATGTTTGAAGGTGAAGTGATAAGAGCTATTGCAACATGTGTATCTCATTACAGACATCAGATCAGAGCTCTATGGGAGTGGACAGATATCGTCGATTCAGGTTTTCAAGTGCAACGATATAAGACGTGTGATGGGTACTATCGAGAACACTATGATTCAGCGCCATGGGTCTCACAGACAGCTAATAGAGTTCTATCTGCAGTCGTCTATCTGAACACTGTCGAGTCTGGGGGAGAGACAGAGTTTCCTCTACACAAGGTTGCAGTGAATCCGGTAGTCGGAAGAATATGTCTATTCCCTTCAAACTATACTCATCCGCATATGGGTAACCCGACATATTCGCAGGACAAGTGGATCATTAGTACATTCTTAAGTAGTCATCCATACGGTACACCTACGAACTTTCAGACGATAGAAGATCTACATTCGACTCATCACCACGATCACAGTCATATTGGAATCTAACTAAACAAGGAGAATAAAATGTCCGATGTACAGATTGACGTTAACACCGTAATCGAGTCACTAACAACGCAGATTGCACAGCAGGCTCAGCGTATAGCCATCTTAGAGGCTACAATTAATGCTATCCAAAAGGCCAAGCAGGAGGTCCCCGATGTTTCTGACAAAGCAAAATAAAGCCCTAATTGCATCCTACGCTCGTAGCGTTCTTGGCGCAGGTGTAGCTACTTACACCGCTACCCAGGACTGGAAGCTAACCCTAAACGCTCTTTGGGCCGCTGCCATTCCAGTTGTAATGCGCTTCATCAACCCCAAGGACGCTGCCTTTGGCAAGGGGGCCGAGTGATTTACCCCTACATTAAACTGGTACTTCCCTCAGCCCTAGCAAACCACAAGAACGGCCAGCTCCCCCAAGAGCTGCTTGCCAAGGTGAAAACTGGTGGGTTGATGTACAAACCTGCCGCTGAGCAGTTCAATAAGATGTACGATGCAGCTCTTGCTGCCGGTCACAAGCTCAAGAACGTCGGTGACTACCGCTCGTTCCAGGGTCAGCTGAACATGTTCATGGACCGGTACACCACTACTGACCAGGGACGTAAGCCCCAGGTTACCCGCCAGTACGAAGGCAAGACCTGGTACCTCAAGCCCGGTAAGGCTCCCAGCGCTGCACCAGATCCCACTGGTAAGAAGGGTTCCAACCACGGTTGGGGCCTTGCCATTGACCTTGGTTACGAGGCTGGTGGCAAGCTTCAGTCCATGGGCGGAGCTTGCTTTGAGTGGATGTGCGCCAACGCCCCTAAGTGGGGTTTCTACCTTCAGACTGGTGACAAGAACTCCAAGGAGTTTGAGTCCTGGCACTGGCAGTACTGTCTTGGTGATAAGACCCCAGACGGCTCTGTAGCAGCTCCAGTAGAGGCTCTAGTACCTTCTGGTGGTTCTCCAGAGGCGGGCCCCATGAAGTTTGACTATCCTGGCACCCCAATCAAACGTGGCTCTAAGGGCCCAGCTGCCGCTCTTGTACAGGCCATTATTGGTGCTACCCCTGACGGGGACTTTGGCCCCCGCTCAGAACAGTCTCTAAAGGCATGGCAGACCGCTAACGGCCTAAAAGTAGACGGTGTAGTCGGGCCTGTAACATGGAAGAAGATGTTTGGCTGATAGGAGCCTCAAATGGCAGTTAGAATACAAATGCGGCGTGGTACCACTCAACAGTGGGCTGCAGCATCCCCCGAATACGCTACATTGGCAGCTGGTGAGATTGGTGTAGACACTACATCAAAACAGCTAAAAGTTGGAGATGGCTCCACTCCATGGGCGTCTTTGCCTTTTTTTAACTCAGGAACAATAACTGGGGTAACAGCTGGCACTGGGTTAACGGGTGGTGGGACTTCAGGAGTCGTCACACTCACTGTAGCTACGTCTGGGTCTACTGGTTTAATTACCAGAGGTACGTTAACAACCAAGGGTGATGTACTGGTTGCCTCAGCTGCAAACACACCAACAAGACAACCAGTTGGTACAAATGGTCAAATGCTAGCAGCTGATTCGACTCAAACTACTGGTTTAACATGGGTTAACGGGGCAACACTTGCTGGATTGGAAACACTAACAAACAAAACTTTATCAAGCCCCACTATTTCCGGTGGCACAGTAGCCGCTGCTACGGTTACAAACCCAACTGTTACTACTGGTACATTTACATCGCCAGCCTTAGTAACACCAGTATTTACTTCTCCAATAGAATCATGGAATGTTGTTGGCTCAGCACCATCGTCTACCCAAAACATAGACATTAAAACTTCATCTGCGTGGGTGTATACCAGCAATGCAACAGTAAACACTGTTCTTAATATACGTGGAGATGGTTCGACAACTCTCAACTCTATGCTTTCAAATAACCAAAGCATCACAGTTGCGGTAGGTGTAACAAACGGTTCTACACCGTACTACCCAACATCGGTAACTATTGATGGTTCATCAGTTACACCTAAATGGCAAGGCGGTACAGCACCTACAGCTGGTAGCGCAAACAGCGTAGATATTTACGCTTACACTATCATTAAAACCGCTACTAATACATACACGGTGTTTGCCTCACAGACTAAGTTTGCGTAATGCCCCTAGTATCCACCTTTTCTTCTGGGTCTTCACGATCCCTAGGTCTTGGCAGTGGTATAAGACCGGGAGCCCCAACAATAACTGGTATTGCATATTTGAATGGTACTACCGGTGGACGATTAGAGGTGTCGTTTACTGCTGGTACGGTTGGTACAACAGCCACAACTGACTATCAATACTCAATAGACAACGGTTCAACGTGGGTAACTAGATCTGGCACTGCATCTCCAGTAGTTATTACTGGATTAACAAACGGTACAAGCTATACAATAAGGCTACGTGCTGTTAACTCAATTGGAGCCTCCGAACAATCCAACTCTACGATTGGTCGTCCAGTTGCCCTACCCGGTGCACCGACAGTTACTGTTACAGAACATGCTACTGATAATGGTAAACTAAGCGTTGCTGTCACGGCAGGAACTGCTGGTACTGACAACCTAAACGGTAGCACCCCGTATGAGTACAGTTTGAACTCTGGAGGTACTTGGACTGGTGTGTCATCTGCTAACTTTACGATAAGTGGGTTAGCTGATGAAGCTTCTTATACTGTAACTGTGCGAGCGATTACAACAAATAATGACAGATCTACAAATGGTAGTGGTACCGGATCAACAAAGGCAATTGCCCCAGTTGTCCCACAACCGTCAGTTTCTATTAATGGTACAACTGTCACAGTTTCATGGGGTGCAATAACAGACGCTCATAGTGGTGTTGCATCAGCAACTCTTCATGAACTATTTTTTGGAAGTTCCAGCGGATTTGTTTCCGGATCAAGCTATGTAATACCGTCTAATAAGTGGTCTGGTTCTTCAACTACATTCACAACACCCTCCAATAGACGCGCTACACCAGGAGGAGAATCTTGGCTAGTTGTGTATTATATAGTTGCTACTGACAATGTAGGTAAGTCAGGTCAAGGACCAGGTTCTGTTACTAGATGGACTAAACCTCTCGGTACTTTCTACGTAAAAGCAAAAGGGTGGGGAACCTGGGGGAGCAGCAGTGGTTGGAGAAACGATCCTCAAAGTCTCGTTTCTGTATTATCTGGGTGGCTCAACACTACCTATGGATATCAGTACGGCTATTGGTTCTATGGTTCAAGCGTTAGTGATGTAACAAAGGGATTTATCCCTGATAGTGCAACTTTTCGCACACTTAGAGGAACAGCGGATGGTTGTTCAGGAGCTGTTGTTGCTTTTGCAACACACAACTATGCGTCACCACCTGCTGGCGCACCTGTCAACGACACAGCCTATTGGACAACTGGAACATCACAAACGCAAGGCAACGCGAGAGAGTTTACACTAACCTCGGGAACACGTGGTCGCATGGCAGTTGATAGTGACTTTGGAATGTTTATGTATCCTGGAAATGCTGATGGTAGTATAAACGGAACAGCTGCTACTACCTGTTCCAATGGAACTACTTATCGTGTTTTTAATTCACCTTGGGGTGATGCAGACTCTGGCAGACTAACAATAGTATTCAACTAAGGAGTATCTCATGGCTAATGAGCCCATGGACCCGGAGACAAAACAGAGACTTAATGCTTTAAAGAAAAGAAAAAGACTAGGTACTAGTCTAGAAGAGATTCTTGAGAAAAGTGAGGAGTCTGAAGTCCTTGCTAAAACGTTGTTTACAGACACAAGCTTAGACGACTTAGACGAATCAAACACAGACGAATCAAACACAAGCTTCGACGACTTAGACGAATTATGCAAAGAATTAGCTAGTAGAATGACTAGAGAACTTGATGAAATAGTTGAGTTTGGCCAAGCTGAGGAGTACGCTGAAGGTACGTCTTTAATGAGCACAAGAGTTAAAAGTATGAAGTTTATGGCTATGTTTGAAAAAGTCACATGTGACCAAATTAAAACTATTAACGATTGGGAAACACTTGTAAAAGATGAAGACATACCCAGGATTGCTCAAGAACTAGGGTTAGAGGGAACATTAGAAGTTGTATTTTGGAAGTGGGGGTCAGTTTATCATTACGGACCAGGTGAAAACTTTCCTTATACAGAATTTTATCTATGTAAATCAGGGCGAGTAGCTTCAATAGGTCGTAAGATACTGGATTGGGAAAGAGACTACGGCTTTTCCCGAATAGATGCAGGTTCACCACCGGGTGATGTAGCAGAGCGTAAAAAGACAAAACAAGCTAGAGAAGAGTTTATTGATATGGCATCACAATATGGTGTAAACGTTCGTTCAAGAAAGAGAAGTTAGCAAGTTGATAATATTTACTATTCTAATAATAATCTTGTCTTTATACATGCTGCTTAGAGACACCTTAAATAGACTGCAGTCTATAGGCCCTGTTTATTGGATAACACGAGATAACACACCTAAAAAAACACCATTGTTGTCTATTGGATTTATGCGGCAGACTAACTTTCCTTGGAAAGTAGGTAAGGGTTTACAGGTAAGTATTGGTAGGTATTCGTTTCAATTTGGTATTTGTAAAAAATCAAACCATTATGATGAAACTGAGGGTATCCTAGGTGCCCTAGGTGGTAGGTACTTAGATACTTCAACAAGTGACATACGGGAGTGGTGATGTTTTTTAAACGAGAACAAAAACCCCAGACACACAAAAAGCTAGCACGAATTGAAAAAATGGACACCCCATCCATCATTAATTGGATGGATCTCACGATCATGAATCTTGGTCAAACATTTGACAGCTGGCGGTATAGCGACCTTCCAGAAGAAGAGGTTGCGCAACATTTAGATATTATTAATGCTCTCTGGGATGAACTTTTGATTAGAAAAACTAGTTTAAACAATAAATAGTGTATTATTGAGCGTACAGGAGACAACTAATGGTAAATTTAAACAGAAAAACAGACAAGGTAAACCCTCTCCCGAATCGTAAGGCTTTGCTTCGTGGTAACGGGCAAGATCGTAAATACCTGCACGATCTGGTTAACAGTATTAACCACCTTGGTTATGACTTCGGGGCTGTGTCACCCATAATTTCTGGTGAAATAGAAGATTATGGTTACTTAGTAAGTTTGCCAGATCTATTTTACTTGATCGATCGAATTTCTGAGTCTATTGGAATGCCTAAGAAACCGCTGGACATTCCTAGTCAGGGAAGCCTCTTCACAGAGGAAGTATAATTAAGCATGCAGCAAGTGGCAGAAGAGGGGTCAATACCAGAAGACATTGAAGCTCTTGAGCTTGATGAAACATCTCAAGAGTTTATTGACCAACTTGTTATGAAATTAATCTTATTTACAGAAGAATTTTGTAACGTAACTTTCTTCCCGTACCAAATACCGATTGCTTATAGGATGATCGAGTCAATAGTTATTGGAGATGGTGAAGAAATAACACTAATTGCTACTCGTCAATCAGGTAAATCTGAAGTTCTATCAAATGTCCTTGCGTCTATGATGGTGATTCTTCCAAAATTGTCCAAGGTCTACCCAACATGGTTGGGTAAGTTTGAAAGGGGGTTTTGGTGTGGAGTGTTCGCGCCCGTTGAGGACCAGGCTGACACGGTGTTCAGTCGTATTGTTAGTAAACTCACTAGTGACCACGCACTGGATTTTCTCCTTGATCCTGAGATTGACGACAAAGCCACATCCGGAGGATCTAGAGGAAAAGGACGAATAATAAGTCTTAAGCATTCTGGGTCTTTTTGTCGTATGCAGACCTGTAACCCTAAAGCAAAGATTGAATCTAAAACGTATCACTTTGTTCTAGTAGATGAGGCCCAAGAGGCTGACGAGTTCATGATAACCAAGTCAATAAAGCCAATGTTGGCGTTCAACAACGGAAGTATTGCGCTTACTGGCACCGCAACCCGTAATAAATCTTATTTTTACAAAATGATACAATTCAATAGACGACGGGATGTTAACTCCCGTCGTAACCACCGTCAGTGTCACTTTGAGTACGATTGGAAAACAGCCGCAAAGTATAATGACAACTATGCAAAATTCATATCTAAAGAAAAAATAAGAATTGGAGAAGATTCGGACGAGTTTCAGATGTCCTACTGCAATAAATGGATTCTTGAAAAAGGAATGTTTGTTTCAGATGAGCGTCTATCACGCATGTACGACCAGTCAATGGGCCTCGTAAAGCAGTGGTGGAGAACTCCGGTTGTTGTTGGTATTGACGTAGCTAGATCAAACGACTCTACTGTAGTGACAGTCTGTTGGGTTGATTGGGATCACCCTGACGGATTTGGGTTCTACGAACACCGAGTCCTAAACTGGTTGGAGATTAATAATGAAGAATGGGAATCCCAGTATTTTGAGATTATTGACTTTCTTCGCAATTATAATGTGTACAGAATTGGTGTTGATGCCCAAGGTGTTGGCGGTGCTGTAGCAGAGAGGTTGCAAATTTTGCTTCCAAAAATTGAGGTCCTTTCTGTCACCTCAGACGCCAAAAACCAAAACGAACGTTGGGTTCATCTGACTGAACTTATACAACGTGACCAACTCATTATCCCTGGCCACTCAAAAGCACGACGTACACGATCATGGAAACGCTTTAATCAACAAATGTCAGACCTAGAGAAAGTATACCGAGGGCCCTATTTATTAGCCTCAGCACCAGACGAAAAGGGAGCTTTTGACGACTATCCAGATTCCTTGGCTATCGCATGCGCCATGTCTGTGGCTGACACCATGCCAATGGTGACCGTATCCGAGAGTCCGTTTTTCAGATAAGAGCATAAAAACGTGGTAATCTAAATATATACACATCCATTCCAACAGGAGGATAACCTATGGCTGTAGCCCCCGCCCCAATGTTCCCAGAAAAAGGTGAACCACAATTTGAGAGAGCGCTTGCTCCCAGCATTCCCATGAACCGTGGTCCACTCCGCTTTGAGGAAGGCGTAGCAACTGACACCGACGTTCCCATGGACTTTAGCATTGGCGCCTACCAGGACACCGCCCCTTCGCCAATGCGGGTGAACCATAACAACCCCGAGATGTTTTACAAGTACCCTGAGGAGACCATGCGTGAGCGTGCCCACGTTGGCTCAGCTACCTGGATTGAAGCCCCTGACCACCTCCAAGAGTTCGTTATGGGTTCAATGGCAGGCGACGGCATGCCTCAGTTTGAGTACTCCTATAACACAGGTGGGCACATGAATCTGCCCAACAAGACGGTTGTTTCTGGCTGAGATCTGATACAGTAGTGCTCCACCAAAAAGGAGCACTTATGAATATCCTGCAGATTGCAGCAGCACTCAAATACCTTCAGCGCGTAACAGCTCGTGGAGTTGAGGAAGAGCAGGAACTCTACGCACTAATACAATCACTTTCAAATGCGTTGCCTAACGCAAAACCTGTGTATACTACGAGTGGCACAACTGCCGCATAACCACACTCTCAAGCAGAGTGGTATCACAAGGAGTATTAGATGTCAGATTCCAACGGTCTTATCAAAGACTTAATGGAGCGTCATACGGGCTCTATGAAACAAAAGTGCTCGTACACGCGCATCAAAGAAAACCTTCCAGCTGATGAAGCTGAGGCTGTAGAAAACGCAGAAAAGGCAATAAAAACGGACTCCGGTAATGGTAGAGCAAAGATTTACTCTTGCACTTGGTTGTCTGAAATTCTAACCAAGAATGGTTACCCAGTTAGCTCAAGCACAATTTCTCGTCATATGAACGGGCGGTGTGGCTGTGAGTAACCTTATTAAAGCGTTGACCGTTGCACCTGAATGGCCTGTGGTACAGCCAGGGCCCTCTGTACGAATGCCAAAACTAACGGCAAAAGCATCATCTAACAAAGATGGGTATGAAACCTGTGTGGTTCTACCGGACATGCAAATTGGTTATTTTAGAGCTCGTTCTGGTGAGCTAGAGCCAACACATGACGAAAAAGCAATTGATATTGCGTTTTCGATAGTTAAGAATCTAAACCCAAATCTTGTGGTTTTGGTAGGAGATAATTTGGATTTTCCTGAATTTGGAAAGTACAGATTAAGCAGCGCGTATGCATTGACTACACAGGCGTCCATAGACCGGGCTACAGTACTTTGTGCTCAATTACGCACGGCTGCTCCAAACGCTAAAATAGTTTGGTTAGCTGGAAACCACGAAGAAAGATTGGTGAACTTTGTCCTCGACAACGCAAAAGCAGCGTTCGGCATCAAGCGTGGGAACACCCCTGACTCTTGGCCTGTTCTGTCTATCCCTTATCTCTGCCGTTTCGATGATTATGGGGTGGATTATGTACCGGGCTATCCGGCGGGACAATTTTGGATCAACCAAAAACTTCGAGTCATCCACGGCACAAAAGTACGAAGTAACGGGTCTACAGCGCATGCCTACCTCAACACCGAAAAATCCTCTGTACTTTATGGGCACATCCACCGCCGCGAGTGGGCGGAGCGTTCACGTGACGACTTTGATGGACCCAAAACGATCATGGCCGCATCACCAGGTACGTTGGCCAGATGCGACGGTACGGTACCTTCCACCAAAGGGTCAATAGACTTGGACGGACGGCCAATGACGATTGTTGAGGACTGGCAGCAGGGCATTGGTGTTGTGACTTACCAACCCGGTGAGGGAAACTTTTTCTACGAGCAAATACCGTTTCATAACGGAACAGCATTTTTTAGAGGAAAGTTTTACAATGCACAAAACCAAAAAGTCTAAAAAATCTAAAAAACCAGCTATTCCAAAGCTTGTTTTAATTACATGGCTTGACGCCTTTGATGGCCCTACTGGGTGGGTGGACCCCGCAGAGTACAAGCCCCACCCAGTTCGCCCAATCTCAGTTGGTTGGGTAGTAGAAGATTTTTTAAAAGACCACATTACGTTAATTGGCACATGGTTAGCAGACCGTAACGAGTTAGGTAACAAGACTTATTACAGCAATCCTGCTCATATCCCGTTAGGGATGATACAATCAATAACATACATTGACGTTCCGAGTTCTATAGAACAACTAATCATTAATGATTTAAACACCAGGGGATTTAATGCCGATTGATTTCTGGTCACCAAGTTACAGAGCTTCTTCTAGTGATTTAACTGTTGCAATATCCCCGCTGGGTCTAGTTGAACTTGCTGATGAAGAGTTTGAAGTGCATGGACCTAGGCTAAACCGCTATAGCGCATGTTGGGCATGGTACCTTGGTCACCACTGGTCGTATCGTCGTGAGCAGGGCGAACAGAACATCACACTAAATTACGCTAGAACTTTTGCCGATTACATTACAAACTTTTGTTTTGGTAAGGGCGTACAATGGAAAGTTCCAGAACAGAACGCTGCAATTATCCCTCACCTACTACACAAAGTTTGGGAAGTAGACAACTCTAAGCACAACGTTTTATGGGAAATGGGGCAGCTTGCCGGAGTAACAGGGGACTGCTTTGTCAAAGTTGCTTACGAAGACCCATTTATTGACCCTCTAGGTATCACGGTTGAGGGGCGAATCAGAGTAATACCATTAAACCCCGCTCACTGCTTCCCTGAATACCACCCACATGATCGTGATCGTCTTCTGAGATTTAAGCTCAAATACCGATTCTGGGGGACTTCACCAGAAGGTACACGGCAGGTATACACATTTACTGAAATCCTTACTGATGACAGTATCGAACAATATATCAATGATGAACTAGTGGATCAGTACCCTAACCCGATTGGCCGTGTGCCAGTAGTGCATATTCCAAATATAACTATCACGTCGTCACCTTGGGGTCAATCTGACATTTGGGACATAATCCCACTTAACCGCGAACTAAACGAAAAGATGACCGAAATATCGGACATAATTAACTATCATGCTGCTCCCGTGACAATCATCATTGGTGCTAAGGCAAGCCAGCTAGAGCGTGGACCAAAGAAGGTTTGGGCTGGGTTGCCAAAGGATGCGTCAGTTACAAACCTAGAGTCACGTGGTGACATGGCTGGAGCTCTTCAATACATTCAGTTCCTAAAGCGTGTTATGCACGAAATAACTGGAGTACCGGAGACCGCACTTGGCCAGTTCCAACCAGTGTCTAACACTTCTGGTGTAGCTTTGTCAATTCAATATCAGCCGTTGATGAATCGCTACAACATGAAGAGAATACATTTTACAAAAGGTCTGGAAAAGATTAACGAAATAATCATCCGAACTGCTGCAATTTTCCAACCTGAGCTTCTTATTTACGACCCCTCTAAGGCCGAAGCGCCGGAGGGTGATCAATTGCCACAACTTGACCCAGCCGACCCTTTGACCTACAAAACTCAAGTACACTGGCCAGAACCACTCCCAGTTGATGTTCTTATTAAACTTAACGAAGCTCAGGCAAAGATGGCGATGGGGCTTGAGTCCAAAGAAGGCGCTATGCGTATGTTGGGTGAAGAGTTCCCACGTGAAAAACTTGCTGAGATATTTGAAGAATTGCGAGATGATGCTGTTGATCAAGGAGCGCTTGACATGCTTCGCGCACAGATCAACCAAGCGGTCATGCTCGCCACAGGCTTGCTACCCGGCCCCGAAGGTACCAGCACGGTACCCGCTGGAGGTGCTAATGTAACAAGTGCAGGTTCTCCTGCCCAACCTGGAGGCCCCTTACCGGGAACCCAGGCGACAGGCGGTCCTGTAGAAGGAATGGTAAACAATATAGTTGCAAAGGCATACGGAGCTAGGTTTGCCCAGCGCCGTGTTCCTGACGAAGAATAAATAGTTGTTTTAAATCAGTCATTATCAGCTCAACTAAAAGAGGTTAACTTATGTCAAAATTTGAAGATGGTATTCAGGTTCCCGTAGATCAGGAAGAAACTCCGGCTCCAAAGGTTCAGGAAGAAAAGTACTTCTCTGAAGAGGACATCCAAAAGGTGCGCCAACAGGAGAAGGAGAAGATGTACAAACGTCTAGAAGACGCTGATCATCGCGTCAAGGCACTGGAAGAAAAGCTAAACATTATTAGTAGCGAACGTGAAACGGCAATTAAAGAAGCCTCAGATCGCGCTAAAAAAGAAGCTGAACTCCTTCGTCAACGTGAGATTGAAGAGCTAAGCGCCAAGGAACTCCTCTTAAAGAAGGAGGATGAATGGAGCCAGCGAATCAACCAGGTTGAGCACGAATGGGGCCAGAAGTTTGCCGAACTTGAGAAACAGCGGCAGGCCCAGGATGCCATCCTTGAAAAGGAGCGCTATCTCCAGCAACTAGAGGCTTATCGCCAGAGACGTATCCAGGCGGAGTCAGAAACCATAATTCCAGAGCTGCGCGATCTTATTTCAGGTAATACTGAAGAAGAGATTGAACACAGTATTACCGTACTTCGTGATAGAAGTACTGCTATAATTGAATCAATCCAGCAGGCGAGTCCCCCTCGCTTGAAGGGGGCTCCGGTAACGGCTCCTCCGTCTGGGCCACTGGACAACCAAATGGAATATCAAACGGTTAGCGCGGAGGATATCCGCAACATGCCGATGGATCAATATGTAAAAATGCGTGAAAAGTTACTGTCAGCAACACGGTCTCAGCAACGGGGCCGCTACTAAACCCAAACTAACCACATCCATCGGAGGATATTAATATGGCATTACCCGCACCCGCAGGTGGAGCAATTACAGGTACAGCTACCGGTTCAGTGACCGGTTATACTGACGGTAGTTCCGCTCTATCTCCCGCAATCCAGCAAATTTGGTCAAAGGAAATCCTTTTCCAGGCCATGCCCGTACTTCGGTTTGAACAGTTCGCTGTTAAGAAGACCGAACTCGGTGTCATGCCCGGTTTGACCATCAACTTTATGCGTTACAACAACCTGTCAGTTGATGAGTCAGCAGGAGCAACCCTTAGCGAAGGTACCCGTATGGAGCCCGTCGCTTTGTCCGCAAGCCAGATTCAGATCACCGTTACCGAACATGGTAAGGCTGTCGCCGTCACCGAGCTGCTTCTCAATGCAGCTTTTGATGACGTTATGGCATCAGCTTCGCGCCTACTTGGTCGCCACATGGCTCAGAGCATGGACATCCAGGCTCGCAACACCCTCTACAAGAACGGTGTACCGTTCGGTGGTGGAGCAGCTGTACCTCCAAGCGTTGTGTTTGGTCGTACCGCTGTTGCAGCCCGTGGCTCAATCAGCCCCTACGACGGCGGTGACGTTGGTACCGCTTCTGCCCCCGGTTTCCTCAGCCCCGCGTCCATCAAGGACGCAGTTGAGGTTCTCGCCGGCCAGAACATCCCCCGTTTGGGCGACACTTATGTCTGCTTCGTACACCCAAGTCAGAGCCGCTCACTCCGTGACTGGCCTGAGTTCATCGAAGTCACCAAGTACGCTGCCCCCGGCAACTTCATGCTTGGTGAAATCGGTCGTCTGTACGACGTAGTTTTCATTGAAACCACTCAGGTTAAGAAGGGTCTGGATGCCACTGCTGCTACCTCCCCTCTGTTCGGATTGGGATCAACTTTAGACACCAGCGCTAGCGCTGGCTTCCAGGAAAACCCCAACTCTTTTAACGCCATTATGATCGGTGACAACGCTTTCGGTCACGCAATCAGCCTCCCGGTTGAGCTTCGTGACGGTGGTGTCATTGACTTCGGTCGTGAGCATGGTCTTGCCTGGTACGCCATTTGGGGATTCGGTGTAATCACCCACGAAAGCCGAGTAATTCTAAACACATTCGGTGGCGCAATTTCCTGAACCTAGCGTTCAGATGCTGTAGTATGGTGGGGGATAATTCCCCCACCATATTGCTGTATATGGTAAAACCAAAAGGAGAACACAATGCCTCGTAAAATTACAACCACAACAAATTGGGCAGAACCTGCTGAAGAGCAGGACGAAGTAGTAATTGAAGAGCCCGTTACCGTTTCTAGCACGGACGGAGATTTCGTTAAGGCCCGAGTAAAGGGAACATGGCTCATGATTTGGGGACTAACAAAATTTGACTTTAAGGACGGCAAAACCTACAAGCTTCCAAAAGATCTGTTTAACTACCTTCGTGCAAACGGAAACATTTACGACACTATGGCTTGAGGTGTAAATGCCTTACATAATCCCTAACGCAACTGATGTTGACGGTAATAAATTTATTGCCCTTGATCAAGCGGAACCAGACTCACTTGATTTTGAAATTTTGGGTGATAGGTCGACTGGTGTATTGTCTGGGTGTGCAGTAACTGCCTCAACGTCATCTGGGTTCCTTGCCATCGCTAGTGGTTTTGTAGCCCTTAGAGGAGTAGTATACGAAGTTTTTGGTGATGCTAGTAAACCACTAAACACTGGCCCATCATCTGGGTATAGATTTGATGCTGTTGTTGTTAGATGCACACCCTCAGCAAACACAGCATCTATCACTATTATTGACGGTGTACAAAATGTTACAAACCCAACGTACCCCAAGTCAGCAGCCCGTTTGGTAACTACTGATGGAATTAACACAGCTACGTACATAACAGAAAATGACGTTGTTTTGGCTATGGTGTTCCGTCAAGGAACAACATCCCCGTCAAATGCCAACATTGTTGACAAACGTGTAAACGTCCCATCTACCACAAGCCTCCGTGGAAACGTGGTGCCATCAAACGGCATTGGTTTGGATGGTGATTTTTACTATAAAAACTCTGTTGGCACTAGCTCATCAGGTGTGTACGTTAAGCGTGATGGGGCATGGATTGAGCTTCTTTTAAGTGATGACTCGGGTTCAGTAACACCTATTGGGTCAATCATTATGTGGCCAAGTAACGTCGCTAGCCCTAACCCTGCTAATAAAACGTTTTGGCTAGAGTGTAACGGTCAGTCGGTCTCAAAAGAGTCGTATGCTGAGTTGCACAATCTTTTAGGCGACACTTACGGACCTCAAACAGCTACCCAATTTAGCCTTCCAAACCTGTACTCTGAGACATCAAAATTTGTTACTGGTAACTCTACGGCGGGAGCCATTAGTGGAAGTTCAACAATAACCATCGGTTCGGGCAACTTGCCCAGCCACACTCACAGTCTTGGGTCGCACACCCACACAATTGGTGATCACACGCACAATATTGCCCATGGTCATGGTTCTGGCACCACTGTCAATGGTGGGCAACACAGCCACCAACCCTTGGGTGGTCAAGACGAAACGCCGTCAGAAGGTATTGGGTTTGTTACTAGGCTTGGACAAGCAATTGCTGGAGTTCTATACCCTGGAACTACCGGGTGGTTAAAGGGTTATGTAGTACCTGGGTCAGCTACCGCTGATTTAGTTGCAGATGGGCTAACAGGAATTGTTGGTCAAGGAATGCAGGTACACTACACTCTCAACACCACTGAGCACTCCGGGCACACCCATGTGTTTGCCACTCCTACCCACTCAGGAACAAGTGGTTCCGTTGTAAACCAATTATCTTCAACTG